GAAACTTCGTGAGCAAATCCAGGGCAGCCAATTCAATTTGGCTGTGTTCCTTGGCGAGAGTAGAGAGTCTCTCTCTACTATTACTAGTGCGTCTCGACGCATCGCGCGCTCCATCAAGCGTCTCCGTAAGGGAGACCTCTCTGGTGCGACGCGAGAACTGCTCGGTTCCCGCAAGCCTGGTTCTAAGAACCTAGCGAAAGGGGAAGTCACCGAACAATGGTTCGCAAGTAATTGGCTCCAACTACAGTACGGTTGGAAACCACTCATACAGGATATCTGTGAAGCAGCTAAGCATCTCGCTGCGCTGCAGAACAGACCTGTAAGCATGGTCTATCACGCTAAGCTTAGAAAGAAAGCATTGCCTCGCAGCAATGACGATCAATTTAAGCTTACTGGTCAATCCATAGTCGAAGGGCGCTTCAAAGCTGTGGTTACCCACATCAATGAAGCCGCACTCGTCGGTCTTACTGACCCTGCATCACTTATTTGGGAGAAACTCCCATATTCGTTTATTGCAGATTGGATTCTTCCAGTTGGTGATTATCTCTCTGCTTCGGCATTGAGTCGTGCTATCCAGGGCACGTATACCTACACGCGGTTTAGCCGTGTTAAGGTAGATGGAGCGGTGTACATTGGTTCGGATCCCCGTCGGTTTGTCACCTTCGGAGCTGAGCCATGGTTCCACGACGACGTCTGGTTAGACAGAGTCGTGACTTCTTCTTTGGAAGTACCGTTTCCAGTCTTCAAGGGACGTGATAAAATCGCGTCCTGGACCCACGCTATTAATAGCGTAGCCCTCCTTATCAACGCCTTTCCGCGGTTTGGCAACCGTTAACCTAGCCTCCTTTGGGAAGAGGACCAACTAGTAATCCCATTTCACCGAAATGTCTGCAATTGCAAACATCACAGCGTACGATGGTGCGGCGACTCCGGTCTCGCACACTCTTCTCCCCGTGTCCGTCTCTCGCGAGAAGGACAAGGTTACCGCCAGTTGGCGGGAAGCCGCTTCGGGTGTCCCCGTGTACGCACAAGTGCGTGTCACGATGTCCCTCGAACGGCAGAAGAGCGGTGTATACCGCCTCTCGTCCCGAACAGTCGTTCCGGTTCAAGAGGTAGTCACTGGTTCGAACTCCGCTGGGTACTCGGCGGCGCCGAAAGTTGCGTACGAGAACACGATCGATATGGTCGGGTTCTTTCACGAACGTTCGGACGTCACCGGGCGCCGGTTGGTGCGTCAGCTCGCGCTTAACATCGCGGGTGGGATCACGACCAGCGTCACGCCCGTTACCACGGGTCCCGTCGCTGATCTTTTCGATCTCCTCAACGCTCCGACTTGAGTCGGTAGGGCTAGCTCAAGTTCATTGAACTAGCACCGCATTCGTGCGGCCCGTCTAACCCTTCATTGAAGGAATAGAAATGCGATATTCTCGCTGGGACCAGCCGATCTCACATGGAGATGGCTATGGACTCCTTAAGAGCCTCGCGCTCAGGCACTTCAACAAGGCTGGCCAAGCAGGTGAGCGGTTCGCCGATTTACTTCGGTGTGATCGCCTGTCTGATCTTATTCAGCTTGACGTTGATTACTCTAGTGTCGATTCTGATGCAGCACGACATCTTCGCCAAGGCCTTGCTTTCTTCCAAAAGAGGAAGGACATCGACCTCGGCTACGATCGTCGTGCCGTCGCAGTCTCGAAATTTAGAGATTCCGAGAGGAAATGTCAAGAGACCAACGACATCTTCCGACGAAGAAGAGTAGGGGAATACCAATTATTCCCCCGTACAGAGAGGATTCTTTACCACTCTGCGCGGAAAATCGCTCTTATTCTCGGTGAGGTGCCGTCCCTCTCTGACATAGTACTCAGATTCGGACCTGGCGCAACGACGCAAATTCCAAAAAGAATGGCGTCGGCCCGAGCTAAACTCGGGACTGTCCCCTCCTGTAGCCGCGAACTAGCTCCCATCCTACACATAGTGTGGGACGAGCTTCCAGCATGGGCACAAGCCCTCAAGGCTGCTGGGCCACTCCCCTTCGTAATTCACGAGGGAAAGGTGGCGTTCGTACCTAAGTCAGCAAAGGAGTATCGTTCTGTCATGGTCGAGCCTGTCCTGAACACTATGTGTCAGGGCGGTATTGGCTCATACATGGCTGAACGACTCCGTAGCTGCGGAATCGACATTCGTGACCAGTCGAAGAATCAACGCGCGGCCCGCAAGGGCTCGATCGATGGTTCTCTGGCCACTGTCGACCTCTCGAGTGCAAGTGACACAATCGCTAGTGAGCTGGTCTACGACCTTCTCCCTATGGATTGGTTCTTCTGTCTAAAGCGGTTCCGGACAGGTACCGCTAGATTTGAAGGGTCTAGCTTGGCACTAGAAAAGTTCTCCTCCATGGGTAATGGTTATACGTTTCCGCTCGAGACGCTCATTTTCTACGCAATCGCCTTCGGCGTTTGTGTAGAGCTGGGCATCCCGACGCATGACGTGCGTGCGTATGGCGATGATATCATCTGCCCTACTCAGGCTTATCCATTACTTGCTGAGGTGTTGACTCACCTCGGTTTCGATGTAAATCGAAAGAAGAGCTTCTCAGAGGGTCCGTTCCGTGAATCTTGCGGAGCGGATTACTTCCAGGGTATTGATATCCGTCCTGTCTATGTTAAAGACAGACTTCTCGTAGCCGACCTTTTCAGGTTACATAACCATTATTGGCGTATGTATGACTACGAGGCTACTGACGCTATCATCGCACTCATCGACCCGAGTATTCGCATATTCGGACCTGATGGGTACGGTGATGGACACCTACTTGGAGAGTGGGTGCCTGAACCCAAACCTAAGCATATTGCGAAGGGATGGGCAGGATCAGTATTCGACACCTTTACGTGGAAACCGAGAAGATCCTTCAGGACCTATATCGGGGACCGTGTGTTGCCAACATACAGTATATACACGCGCGAGAGCGCGAGTTATAACTGGTGGGAAGCAGCATACGA